ATTATGTTAATAATGATCCCGGCGCTCTAATAATTACAGACTCTTTGTCTAATATGGTTCCTCAAGTAGAGTTAGATGGAGAAGTTAGAACTGGTGTTCGTAATGCTTTACCAAGATTGTTATCTATGTTCTTTAAAAGAATTAGTGGAACACTGGCTAAAAACAAAACTATCTTAGTTTGTATTACTCATAATATTGCAAACACTGGTGGGTCTCCATATTCTCCAAATAAAATGGCAGATTGCGGAAACATGCTACAGTATCAAGCTGGAACAAACATGGTAATTACCCATAGGGGTAAGTGGCAAGTTCCAAAAGACACTGGGCCTCACATTGGTCAAATTGCAAACTGGTCCATAAAAACTTCTTGTGCTGGAGGTTTTCCTAACAGCACTGCTGAAAGTTGGATTCGTTATGGTATAGGAATTGACGAAACTCAAGAGGTTGTTCAAATAGCCTGCGAGTTTAGACTTATTAAAACTGCGGGAGCTTGGTATACAATACAATGTGCGATTGATGACACAGAAAACCCAGTAATTTCTAAGATCTTAAAAGACAACAATATATCAGACAAGGCAGAAGACATAGAAAGATTTTTTAAATTTCAGGGAGCTAACAATACTTTAGAATTTTTACGTGATAATCCAAACATGTCTTCGTTTGTATATGAAAAAATTAAGGAGTTATTTTAATGGCTCAAGTTGAGTTAAATAAAACAGAAGCTTGGAGAATATTAGACTCTTTAAGAGGCTACAAAGAAGATTATGAGCTTACTGAATATGCTTTAAAGACTATTAGAAAGATTGAAATCAAACTAAAGAAAATAGTAAACTCATGAATATATATAATATATTAGAAATAGCTTTTGGAGTACTAACTGCAAAGCTAGTTATAGGAGTAATAAATGAAGGTTATAGGTTTAAATGGCAGAGAGTACACTTGGAATTTAACAGGATATTCCGTAGCGGCAAACGACAAAAGGAAAAGATCAAAATACCACGTAAGAGCAAGGGAAGTGTTGAAACAAGTGTACCACTCGTACCGGATGTTGGAGGAAGTGAAACTACCGGGAAGTACGCAAAGCCATCGAAAAGGTGTGCTTTTCCTAGATTTTTTTATCCCCCAAATTAAATTAGCTGTAGAAGTGCATGGTCAGCAACACTACGAGTATACTCCATTCTTTCATAAAAATAAAGCAGACTTCGCTATTGCAAAAGCAAAGGATGAAGATAAAATAGAATGGTGCGAATTGAACAAAATTGATATAATAGTATTGAGGTATTCTGACACAGATGAGCAATGGAGAGAACAAATTGAAAACGGCGAGTGAGCAGTTGGCTGACTTGAAAGCTATGGTTGACGACTTTTTAAATGCTAGCAATGCTAGGTTCAATAAGAAGTTTAGGGAGGATTGGCATAGATGTGCTAATGCTGGCAAAGATACTATAAGCACTCTCACTAAAGACGAGCTATTCACTTGGGCTTATGAATTGTACAGTTTCTCTACACATCTACAAGATGAATTAAACATGCAGAAGATTGCACTCAACTGGTGCAATGATAAACTAGATAAAATGGTAGCTAAAAATCACGATCAATTCAGCACGTACACTAAGTTTGAACAGCGTAGGCCATTGATTATTGTAAACGATGAATACGCAGCGACAGTTGATCATTATCGTGAGATTGCAGAATCAAGAGTGCAAGCACTTGATGGTAAAATATATGAACTAAAACGTAAAGCAGATATTCTAATGGAAAAGGGGAAAAGATCATGAGTATGGACGACTTCGTACAAACACTCACAGAAGAACAAAAAGCTGCATTGATAAAAGCTTTAGGCGGTAACACAGAAGTTGAGTCAAGATGGCAACATGAAGAGCCAGTGTCAGAAGCTGTAGACGGACCACAAGAAGTAGAACAAACCCCACCTCCAGATATGAATCAGAGGTACGACGAATTCGTTATGAATAGGCAAAAAGAACTGGAGAAAGCTAGTAAGAGACCAGTTACAGCAAAAGAAAACGCATGGGTTGATACGGGAGAAGACCGCCATATTGAAACTCCTGAAACAGCCAGAACGCCTAGAAACAGACAGCCTCCTAAAATGAAAAGAGTTACCTGTAGTAAATGTTCTAGTATGGACATGGTAAATGAATCTATATTGTGTGGAGAGTTTTATAGGTGCAGTAGGTGCGTGGGCAAATAATGGATAAAAAACTTTTTGACATTGGAGCAGAAAGAGCAGTGCTTTCTGGCTTAATGCAATACGGTGTGGATGCCTACATCTCTGTTGCAGATTTATTGTGTCATAGTAGCTTTGGCAGTGAAAATAACCAGATCATTTTTAAATGCCTTGAGTATACTATACAGCAAGATCAAAAGCCAGACATAGCAACTATTATTTCTGCCTCTGAAAAATTAGGCTTTTCTGAACAAGTCGGCACTAAGCAAGAGCTAAATTATATTAAATCACTACTTGACTTTCCAGTGAGTCAAGAAAATGTTCTTAGTTTTGCTGTACAAGTTAAGAAGTTTGAGTTTGCTCGTAAAATACAAAAGATAACGAACAAGGTACATCACGATGTTTCTAAAATAAATGGCAATGAAAGCATTGACGAAATCGTCAACATACTAGAAGAACCAGTAACTGATTTCTTAAGAGAAGATGATGGCGGCGAAAACCCAGAAAAGATTGGAGAAGGGGCAGAAGATTATGTCCGATTCTTATCAGAAAATAAGTGTGATATCCTTGGTATACCGACAGGGTTCTCAAGATACGACGAAGCCATTGGTGGTGGTTTGCGAAGAAAGTGTGTTGACCTTGTTTCTGCAAGACCCAAAGTTGGTAAGTCAGTATTCGCTGATAATGTGGCCCTTAATGTATCTTCACTAGACATACCAGTTCTAGTCCTAGACACGTAAATGTCAAAAGAAGATCACCTACATAGGCTTATAGCCAACATGAGCGGTGTGCCTATCAATGAAATTGCAACAGGAAAATTTGTAGACGATCCTGTAAAAAATGACAAAATCCAAGAAGCTGTAGCCAAATTAGAATCAATACCTTATAGCTATATCAGTGTCGCTGGGAAACCATTTGAACAAATTATGAATCTAATTCGTCGCTGGGTAGTTCAAGAGGTTAAGACAGACGAATCAGGTAAAACTAATGAATGCTTAATTATCTACGACTACTTAAAACTCATGTCTTCTTCATCTATCACAAACAATATACAAGAATACCAAGCGTTAGGATTCCAGATTACATCATTGCATAATTTATGTGTTAAACTAGACATACCTTGTCTATCCTTCGTGCAATTAAATCGTGACGGCATCACTAAAGAAAGCACAGATGCTGTTAGTGGATCTGACAGGCTTGTGTGGCTTTGTACTTCTTTTAGCATATTCAAGTCTAAGTCTCCTGAAGAAATAGCAGAAGATGGACCAAATGCTGGAAATAGAAAATTAGTACCTATTGTTTCTAGACATGGAGCTGGAATTGATGATGGAGACTATATTAACATGCAGATGGTTGGATCTCATGCTAAATTATTAGAGCTACAAACAAGAAATGAGTTAAAGAATGCACCCGTAGGAGATACGGGGCTAGTGAGTACGTCAGCATTAAAAAATATTAAGATAGAAAATGAATCTGAAGAAAATCAAGAAAACACTGAATGACGATATAAAGACAGTTTTTAAAAAGTTAGACATTGAATATGAAGTATTCAACGATAACATTTATTCTACCTGTCCAGTACATGAGGGTAGCGATAACCCAAGGGCTTTGTCTTACTCGATGTCTAAGGGTATCTGGCGATGCTGGACTAGAAATTGTGAGCAACATCATAACAACGACGTATTTGGATTAATACAAGGAGTTCTGTCTAATAAAGAGGGAAAAGACTTAGAATTCAAAGATGCTCTAAGATGGGTATACCAAGAGTTTGGATTAGGAACTAGCATACAAGAAATAGAAGAGCAAGTAGATGATTTTTCACAAATGGTTAATATGCTATCATGCAAAAAAAAGATTTACCAAGACAAGTCTATAGATATACCATGTAAAATAAGTAAAGCATCTGATTATTTTTATCATAGAGGTTTTAAAAAAACTACATTAAAACATTTTGATGTAGGAGATTGTCACGAAAAAGGTATAATGAATGAAAGAGCAGTAGTACCCATACATAATGACGATGGAAGTTTAGTAGTGGGCATGATTGGAAGATCTATTAAAGAATATAGAATTCCAAAGTTCTTAATATATCCAACCGGATTCGATAAAAGATGGTATCTATATAACTATCACAGGGCAGCAGAGAAAGCAAAAGAGACTAAATGTTTATTTATATTAGAAGGACAAGGTGACGTTTGGAGAATGAAAGAAGCTGGAGTAGATAATGCAGTTAGCGTATTTGGAAAAAGTATTACTACTGAGCAAGAACAGAAAATATCTAAACTCTGTGCCACTCATTTAATAATACTTACGGATAATGATCAAGCTGGAAGAGAAGCTAAACTACAAATACATAGACAGCTAGGCAGGATGTATAGATTAACATTTCCAAAAATAGCCAATAAAGACGTAGGCGATATGAAGGTCACGCAAATCAAAACAGAAATTTTAAACAGTCTTAAAGGAACATACTGATGAATACAAAAATAATAGGTATATCAGGAAGAAAGCAATCAGGTAAAAACACTCTTGCCAATTATATGAATGGAGACATTTTAAAAAGAAGAGAAATGGTGCAAGATTTCGCCATCAACCAAAAGGGAGAGCTTGAAATACTTACCTGCACTGAGGACGGAAAGTCTAACTGGGGAATTTTTGATGTTACACGGAAAGACGACAGTTTTGTCTCGTATGCAGAACGAGAACTATGGCCTTTTGTAAAGCTTTACCACTTTGCAGATTATCTTAAAAAGATGTCTATAGACTTGTTTGATCTTAGTCCAGAACAGGTATACGGCACTGACGACGATAAGAACACTCCCACTCCTTACGGAATGACTTCTAGAGAGTTTCTACAACATTTAGGAACAGATGTTATGCGTTCAATTAAAGACACCGTGTGGGTAGACTATACTATCAAGATAATCAAACAGGAAAAACCTCTTGTGTCTATTATACCAGACGTTAGATTTCCGAACGAAGTAGAAGCCATAAAAAAAGCCGGAGGCATTGTTGTGCGACTAGACAGAAACGTCTACGACTCACCACATAAATGTGAGTCATCTCTGGACCAAGAAAATTTTGATTGGAATAACATTGACGTTATATTGAGAAATAACAATATTAAAATAGAAGAATTTATTGCAGGGCTAGAAGAAATACAACCTTTATGGAGAAACTTATGATAATAACTTATATTAGATCTTCAAGTTATAATAATTATGGATACTGCCAGATGCAATATTTCATTACATATGTCCTCGGACATCAATCAGATAGCGGCAAAAAAGCTGATATGGGGACTATGGTTCACAAAGTGATGGAGGTTTTGGCTGGACTCAAAAAATATGAACAGGATAAGCCTAAAGTCAAATTCCTAAAGGTTGACGACGACGCTATTGGTAAATTTAAGTGCAAGAAAGAAGAACTATATACTGACGAGCTAGTCAATAAATTAATTGATCTTAGCATAGATGCTTATGAAAAAAACTCTCCCCATAGCTTTAACAATAAAGACAGAGGCGAAATAGCCACAACAGCATGGTGCTTCTTAAAGCATAGCGACAGGCAGTTCGATCCGAGACTAAGAAATATACACTACCCAGAACCACATTTTGATATACCAATTGAAGAAGATTGGGCTAAGTTTGAATACGAAATAGATGGCAAGATAGTGCAAGGACAGTTAGCAATCAAGGGAACAATTGACCTTGTAACTAAAATAGACGACGAGACAATAGAGGTAGTAGATTGGAAAACTGGTAGGAGAATGGATTGGACTACTGGAGAAGTTAAGGACTACAAGAAGTTGGAAAACGACCCGCAACTTCTGCTTTATTATTATGCTATATCCAAACTATACCCAGAGTTTCCTAACAGAATTATGAGTATATTTTTCTATAAAGATAAAGATGGCAATCCTGATCCATCGCCCTTCAGTTTGTGTTTTTCCCCAGAAGATGAGGATAGGTTTCTTGATATGCTAAAAGACAGATTTCAAGAAATACAGCGAAATGTATCCCCAAAACCCATTTCTAAGGACAGAAGCCACTGGAAATGCACTAGATTGTGCCATTTCTGTAAAAACGATTGGCCCGATAGTGGAGAAAATATGTGTATATTTATAGAGAATCACTTAAAAGAACACGGAATGAAAAAAACTATTGCAGATTGTAGTAGGGATGGATTTGACATAGGATATTATGAAGCACCGGGATAAAAATGTCTAAATTATTAACCATAGGAATGGCAACTTACGACGATTATAATGGAGTTTATTTCTCCTTACAATCGCTTAGAATGCATCACGATATTTGTAAATCTGAAGATGTGGAAATTATTTTAATAGATAATAATCCTGATTCTCCACACGGAAGAGCAAACGAAAATCTGATGAAATGGATAAAGAATGGTAAGTATGTACCATATACTTTAAAGCGTAGTACGTCAGTTAGAAATGAAATCTTTAGAAGAGCAGAAGGAAAATATTGTATATCAATGGACTGTCATGTATTATTCTACAATAATGCTATCGATAGATTACTAGATTATTACAAGGCAAATCCAGATTGTAAAAACATAGTACAAGGACCATTAATTTATGATCACTTATTAGAATCCGCTGCGTCAACACATTTTAAGCCCGAATGGGGTTCTGGAATGTATGGCAAGTGGGAGACTGATCACCAAGCACTAAAAACTGGAGAACCCTTTGAAATACCAATGCAAGGTCTAGGGGTTTTTTCCTGCGAGACAAAACACTGGGTAGGATTTAATAAAAAGTTCAGAGGATTTGGAGGAGAAGAAGGATACATACATGAAAAGTTTAGACAGTTTGGAGGCAAAGCAATATGCCTGCCAGACTTCAAATGGGTTCATAGATTCGATAGACCTGATGGAGTAAAATATCCGCTCGTATTAGAAGATAGAGTTTGGAATTATTTTGTAGGTTGGCTTGAGCTTACACAAGATCCAGAACATGAAATGATATCTCAAATTTATGAACATTTTAAAACAAGAATACCAGTAAAGAGTTTAGATACGTTATTACAAAGGGCAATCAAAGAAACTTTATAGGGAGCATAAAATGCCAACACCATTATCACAAGTAGATGAAGAGTTTATTCGCACTATGTACGGATGGGAAGAAGAACTCACAGAAGAAAACTTCTATGTGCCAGCAGAAGCAGAGTACGAAGATTTTGATGAAGAAACAGAAGAACATGACGCTGCATCATTGTGGGAAAATATTCGCAAGAAGAAGGAACGAGAAGGTAAAAACTACAAGCCAGCTAAGAAAGGCGACAAGGACAGGCCAGATCCAGAAGCTTGGAAAAAGGCACAGTCTAAGAAACCGTGCGCTTGTGGTACTGGAAAGGAAGAAAAAGAAGCAGAAGGGTGTGGATGTAAGGGTAAAGCAGCCGAGTATCAGGGGAAAAAAGTAAAATTGGGCAAGCCCTTTTTGACTCCTGATGGGCCTAAGAAAAGAAGCGTTTATGTTAAGAATGGATCTGGCAATGTAGTCAAAGTTAATTTTGGCGACCCCAACATGAAGATTAAGAAGAATGATCCTAATAGACGTAAAAGTTTTAGAGCTAGGCACAATTGCGACAATCCCGGTCCAAGGTGGAAAGCTAGATACTGGTCTTGCAAGGCTTGGTAAAATGAATTTTCACAAAAGATGGAATGAACACCTAAAAGAAAATAATATGACCTATTGGCAACACCTCAAGTTTGCCGTAGGTCATGGGTTGTGTTGTGTTAAAGCTGGTATATATTTATGCATACATGGCTTGATGCCTTGTTTTAGGCGTAGAGCCGGAAGTAGGTTGGTACGACGACTCAACAAAGACTTCACCGATCACAAGTACGATATCATAACAGAAAAAGCCAAGAAGAGGTCAGATAATGAGCCTAATAAATAAAGTAGCTTCTATTATAAGTACGTCAAGCAACATTGATGACGTAGTATATTTAAAAAACAAAATTCAATATGACGATGATCTAAGAACCTTAGACATTGATCTAAAGAGTATTATACCAGCCCCACCCAAAAACAGTAGCAGCACAACAACTAGAGAATTAGTACAAACCTCAA